GTCTTATATCTGCTGGTGTTGGACGTGCAACCCCTCCAGCTATTACTTCACTCGGTTGTATTAATTGGCTCATTCGTTGGGGTTGTTTGTTCTATTTCTACGGGTGCATACCCTAATATTTCTCTTTTCTCGTTTAATGAAAGGTTTTCTTCAACCTTTAATTCACCCATGAATGACACGGGTAAAGTGTTGGAAATACCAAACGATACGTCGGTGAATGCTGGATTATAAAGCCCAATTTCTTTTAAGAACGGGTTAATAATCTTTGATAACAAAAGGTTTTGGCGTGGTTTAATAACCGTATTTTGCAAGTATTCCATTTCTTGCCGTATCTGTTGATTTGTTCCAAGTTGTCCCGATGTTGCAAAACCAGCAAGGGACTTTGACCAACGGTTAGCGACGACAATCGCTGATGCTGCAAGGTTTTGAAGGTTTAAAAATTCCCCTTCATTTTCTTTTGAGGTTGGAATCCAATTTGCTTTTAATTTTTCATCTCGTAAAACTTGGACGAATAACTTGTGATTGTTTCCCATTCCTGTAAACTTTGATTCAATACCTTCAACAAGGCTCTTTGCCTCCGCCGATGTCATTGAACCAAAGAATTGTAATATTCCCGATGGCATGAAGCCATTTTCAAACTTGCTTGTATTAAAACGCTGGATTCTGTATTCAATCTCAGCCCACATTTTCGCCCCAATCCACTCAGGTAAACCAAAGTAGAAATAACCAGCCGCATATTGTTTAACGTGGATAATTGAGCGCTCCGTTCCGTCTTCTAATTTCTTAAACTCAGGGTAAATTGGTATTTCCCTAAACCCTTCCCTTTCATAATATGTGCCCTCGGTTGTCAATGGCACTTCTTCCCAGTTATCGTAAATGCCAACCGACCTTATAATCTGGTCAGCCTCTGCTTTTCTTATTCCAATGTTATAAACTGGCACATGATAAATGTAGGTGAAAGGCTGACTTCCAACCTTTCCCCGTACAATTTCTGCAAAGCAATTTCCAAAAGCATCGTAATCAAAAGCCAATGAGCCAAGCACTTCTTGTAAGTTTTGTGCGTGCAAGTTAACTTGTCCAATAACTTCCTCAATCTCATTCAAAGACTCATCCGTTATTACCTCACCCTTCATTGATGTTGTAAGTAAGGTGTTGGACTTTCCTTTCATTGGAATAAATCCATCACCGACAACCATGTTAACCTTATCCTCAATGATACGCCTAAGCGTTGGGGAATTGTTTACAATGGCAATAAGACTTTTTAAAAAGTCGTCTTTTTGTGTAAAGAATCTAACCCACTTTGCCCCAGTAAAATCAAGCCTTTCCCTTGAAGGTTCATTAAAAATATCCTCTTGCACCAGCATGGTGTTTGAGGTGTCCAAAGTAACGGAAGCCAATAAAGGGCTATTGTTTCTTTTTAAATTTCTGTTAGCCCTGTTCGGTACTGCTTGAATCGTCTTCTTTATTTGGCTCATAGATTGTTTTCTCAGGAGTAAAAATAACGTGTTGGCTAACAGATGTGGGGTTGGCATTGTACCAACCCCTTAATTCTGCTTGTGTAAAATTTCCGATAGCCTTCTTTAGTATTCCCGCCTTTCCCGTTGGGTCAGCCCCGACGTAAATCATCAACTTACTTTTTTCCCTGACTATCATATTTCATGTTTTAATCAAGCGCTCCCATTACGGTTGCACCGTCAACTATGAATCTTGCTTTGTTCGTGGTACGGCAAGTTATCGTCAATGTTTCCTGATTTGAATCGGTAAACAAAGCACCAGATAAACCTTCAGCGCTTGTAAGCCTTGCTGGTCTTTTCTTTGCGCCAATCGTTTCCGCACCCCAAATCCAATAGTTGCCCGTATTTTCAACGTGAACACAAACCAATCCGCAAGCCTGTCCCGCCATATCTTGAATTAAGTTTCTTAACTCTTGGTCACGGCAGTTGATTATTCCTACTAAACTTTGTTCGATTGCAACCGACAAAGTGTCTGGGTCTTGTGTCACGGTTTCGGTAAATGCTCCTGAATTGTCCCTAAATTCCACCTCGTAAAATACGGAGGCAGTTGATGACATTGTAATCGCTGTAACCGCTGCCGTGGCATTTGCGGTGAAACCAGTCACTTCATTCGCATTGGCGATATAAAGTTTTCCGATACCACCAGCACACGTTCCATCGACGCATTGATTAAGCCATCCGCTTGTTATACTACTCATTTATTTTGGATTAGTAGCCTACGCTGATTAATGAATGGTGAATGTAATTAACACCCATTTTAAAACGAGCCTTAATATACACCTTTTCGTCCTTCTGGTCATACCAAAGTTCCAAAGCCGTCTCAGGACTCAACACGTCGGTTGCAATTACCTTATTTTGTGGCGTTGTGTATTCCACATAATGTGGCTTAGTTGTTCCAAGTGACGTTGCGATGTCATCCCATCTCCATTGAGCCACAACAGGCACACCACGGAAGGTAAATTGCTCAACCCCGTTAATCAACTGGAGTAAACCGTAGTCACCGCCGCCACCTTCTTCGATGTCTTCACGAAGTTGGGAATATACAGAACCAGTTACATTAAACACCTTTTGGTTAGCGGGTAATCCCTTTAATTGTAAAGGTGCTTGGTCGTAAATTGCACGAAGGATCGCAAAGCCATCACCAGCCGCAAGGTCTGCACCTGAGCCTGTGTTTGTTCTTGGAATCAAATCATCTGCAACTAACTGCGGGTAATAAACTGTCCAAAATCCATCTAATGAATCATAATTAGGATTGTTTGATGCCTGTGAACCAAAGTAAGAAAGACGGGTAATGTCATTTCTAATCGCCTGTTGTGTACGGGTCAATAAAATGTTTTCAATCAATGTTCCCGAAACATCTGGAAGCCTTGTGCCTGTTTTCAATAACTCCTCAAAAACGGTGTCTTCAAATTCATCCCAGCACATTTCAAGGTCAACCTTCATTTTTTCAACGTCGATTGTACGCTGATAAATGTCAACCGAGCCAACGGGATTAAATCCGCAACCAGAATATTTTCTTACAATATTCTCAAGGTCTTGAACAAATACCATTTTCTTTTTATTTGCGACGTTGCCAAGAACACGGAATTGTCCGCGTAAATCATCGTCAAAAAAGACAGGCTCTAAAAATATGTTGTTTGCCTCTGTACCTCTAAAGGATACGTCAAGTTGGCTTATTTCTACTAATGCCATTTGTTTTTTATTTTAAAGATTTGCGTAAGTAATTGTCGCAGTTGTGTCTGTTAAAACCGCTGCTGATTCAATTTTAAATGAGAACTCGGTCTTTGCTCCAGCCTTAGACGTAGCAAAGAAAGCCTTCCAGTCGTTCGCCGTGTTTAACGCGGTAGTTGTAATGTCAAAGGCTGCTGAAGGTGCTGAAGAAATCCAGCGTCCGTAAGCCTCATTACCACTTTCGTCAATCAAGTTGAACTTTAAATAATCTGAAGCAGATGTAACACCGTAAATTGGTGTAACCGTAGTTCTGTCACCAGCTGAAGCGATATGCCAAGTAAACGATACTGGAATGCGGTCTTCAAAGGTGTCAACCCCGTAAAGTTGTTCAGCGTTTAAGCCGTCAACATTTGCGTAAGGGTTTGTTCTGTTAAGGCTATTTTGTCCGACGTATGTGTTCGAACCAAGGTAGCCATTAACATTCTGGGCGGTTGGATTGAATGCCATTATCTTTGTGAAATTTTAGATTTAACTAATGAAGCAAAAGAATCAAACGGACTCAATTTTGCTTTTGTTTCAATAATCTTTTCAGCCGTTGTTCCGCCCGAAGGAAGCCCAACGCCTTTTTTAACTTGTGCCCTAAGGGCTACTAATTCTTTTCCCAATGTTTCCAAAACCGTTTCAATTTCATTAATCGAGTTCTTTTGTTCATCGGTCTTCTTGTACATCGATTCCATTTCCTCTTTTTGCTTTGAATGAATAGCCTCCATTTCTTCGGGACTCATTACAAAGTAGCCATTATCTTTTAACATTTGAATGGCATCGCCAACCTCGTCGTTCTTTGGCTCGTCTTTTTTCATCTCCTCTTCTTCTTGCATAACATTTTCGATATTTTCTTTATCGTCCATATTATTTAAAAGCGATTTGATTTTTTCTAAAATGGAATTACCCATGTCATCGTCTTTTTTGTTGTTGGTTAATAATGCAGCTGGTACATTCAGAAATTTGCTTAGGCTATTTTGCAACGGTAATAAATCAATATTTTTTTCGCCAACTTTTACAATTTCATCAATGAAACCAAACTCTAATGCTTCCTGGGCGGTCATCCATGTTTCAGCCGCCATCATTTTTGTAATCTTGTTTTCAAGGTCTTTCTGTTTCCCTTTACGCTTATAAACTGATGCGGTATAAATGTCCAATAACTTTGCCTCCATCTTGTCTAACAATTCAGCCGTTGCCTCAAGTTCGTCGGCGTTACCCATCGTATAACTCCAAGGTCTGTGAATCATCATAAAGGCGTTTTCCGTCATTTTTACATTATCCGCCGACAACAGTACAACCGTTGCAATGCTTGCTACCAAGCCGATTCCTGTTGCCGTGGTTTCCTCTGGATAATTGGCAATTAAATCAGCTATTGCCATTCCTTCGGTGACTGAGCCACCACCAGATGAAATAACCAAGTTAATTTCCTTACCCTTTGCGTTGTTAATTTCCCTTTGTACTGCATTGTACGAATTAACAGATTCAGAAATTTCCCCTAAAATATCAATATTAAATTTTGCCATCGCTTTGCTTTCCTTTTCCCTTTCAATCTTTTTAAACTTTGCTTCAGCCCAAACCTTCATCGCCGATCCGCCCCAAGCATCATACATAATCGAACCGCAAATTTCCTTTCCATCTTCATCAAAGTATTTGCCCTGGTCATATACTTCAGCACGGGAAAGAAACGAGTAAGTTCTTTGCACGGTATCTTCTGACAATCCTTCGCCGTTTGCGATTTGGTTCGCTCTTAACCAACCGACACGCGTGCCACAATTTGAACCATTTTTTTTATGGTCAAGTGCGCGCCTTGCGTTATTTTTTGCCGTGTCTGGATAATCCGCGTATGTCATGCAGTAAATTTATTTATTATTATTTTTCTTATTCCTTTTTTTGCTGATTCCATACCCAAACGACTCAGGGTGTTGAATCATATTGTAAACGGTTTTTTCACTTAGTCCCGTTTGAATACTTATATCCATGATGGCATTCATCTTACTTTCATTTTCAAACAAGGCGGCTGGATATAATTCCATGACCATGAACTTTGCAATGGTTAAATCTTTAATAACATTGGTTTGATACAGGAAGTCAATAAAAGCTGGATAACTATGCTTTATTTTATCCTTTTCGCACAATGCCTTGAATTTATCCAAGATGCTTATTTGAAATTCAATTAATAACTCCTTATCAATGTTATTTTTCTCATTGCTCATCTCTCCAAAATTGTACTATTTGCCTCATTTTACCCACTACCTTTGTCCGACACGCTGGACAATTCCTTCGCTCAGGCTCATAATGGTTGACAAAATTGTTATAAATATGGAATAAATAATCCATATCAACGGGGTCAATGGATAAAACACGGTAAGTCCTGTCAACCGTTGCCATGACTTGCGTCTTATATTCATCGGGAATGCGGTCTGCCAATTCTCCCCAAATACTATTTCCTTTCATACAATTACACATTTATAAAGTTGCTTTTACTTTTAGTTTATTCCCTTCAGCGAGATCCCGTGCAATGTCATCCGAAACGACATAAGCTTGTAGCCTGTCAATTCGATTATTAATTGCGTCGGTCTTTGCTTCTATGACTTGTAAAAAGTTGCTTAAATCATTATTACCTGATAAGGCTTGTAACGGTGCAGAAATTGGCGGAACTAAACCACCCTCGGCAAAACCTTTGATACCAATGCGCCTAAAGGTCGGTGAACCGCCTAATAAACTTTGTTGACGTTGGTTCAATACAACCTCACCACGTTTAACATAGGCAAGGACGTTGTCACCGTTTGACCGTGTGGGTATATTTTGTTTACGGTTGATTCTTTCACCAGTCACGACGCCACCTTCCGCAAGGGGTTGAGCGGCTATGGTTGCAATTTGTGCGGCTGCTGCTATACCTGTTGGAATGGCTGCAAGTAAGTTGGCTGGAAAAGGTACAGACGCCAACGCCCTTTGAACCGCCAAAGCCCCTTGAATAATTGCCTGTATAATTGCAATCTTCTTATCTTCCTTTGCTGCCTTTAATCGTATTGCTTCGGCTTCGGCTTGTTGTTGCTCCAGTAATAACTTTTGGTTTGCTATATCCTTTTCAATTCTTTTCTTTCTTAACCCCGATGCCTTTTCAGCCTTTGCCTCAAGTTCTGCAATATTGTTTTCCGTGTTCGTTATCTGTTCATTTATTGCCTCGGCTTCCTTTTGCGCCCGTGCCTGTTGGAAGGTAGAAATTATGTCGGTAACTGAAAGAATAGATTCACTGATAGCGTCTATTAATTTTTGAGTATTTTCTTTTTTTGTCTCAATTTCTTTTTTGTCATAATTATTTCTAATCTCTTCTATTTCTTTTGCCGACTTATTAACCAATAACTCCCTTAATTTTGCTTTTTCAAGTTCTGAAAGCAAAATAAAATCTTTGTCCTTTTCAAGGTTTTCAAGGTCATCTGCTAATTTTTGTTTTGCGTTTGCGATTTCTCTTTCTTCATTATCTTTAATTGCGTCAATGTCACCCTGTGCAATTAATTTATTAAACTTTTTTTGAGCAGCTAACCTACTGTCATTTATTCCTTTCTCTTGTTTTTCTAATCCCTCTTTGCCTTTAATGTAATTTGCCTCAGCCGCACGGCGTTCAATCAAAAGGTTTTCAACTTGCTTTGAACTTGCATCTTCCAAGGCTATCAAAGCATTAATTCTTTGCACCTCGGCGTTATAATCGTTATCTAAAACAATCCTTCTTTGATTAATATTTTCAATCTCATCTTCGGACGCCGTTTCCTTTGCCCGTGCAAGGTTAATGACTGACTGGGCAACTTTAAAGTTTTGGTTAATTTCTTCAATGGCATCTGCCTTTTTCTTTTCCGCATTGAGTCCAAGTATTTCGTTTTGAGTATCAACCGCCGTTTTAATCTGGGCGTTGACCTCATTTAATTTTACCGCTATTTCCTTTTGTGAATCAGAACCAACCACGGCATTGGAAAAGGCGCTTTGTAATTCGCTTCGCTTGTTTTCCAAGGCGGCGATTGAACCTTCGGTAAATTCTTTTACAAATTTTTCACCTCCTTTCTTTCCTGATTCCTTTGGATTAAACTTTTCTAATTCTTTTTCAAGTTGCTTTATTTCCGATTCAACCTTTTTAAATTCTTCAGTACCAAAAGCAATAGATTTTCTTTTCTTTTTCTTAGCATCCAATTCCTTTTGTAATCCATCTTCTGTTTGAAGTAAAGATTCTTTTAATAATTTTGCTTTTTCCTTTTCTTTATTTAAATCTGATTCCCTTTGAATCATTTCTTGATTTTCCCTTTTCTTCCATGCTTCACTACCAACTTTTAATATTTCTTCTCCCTGTTTCTTTGTCTCACTTCTTTTTAAAACACCTTGAGCAACCAATCTTTCAAAATCTTCTTGGCTTGCTCTTTGTTGTGCAGCTTTTACTCTTTTTACATACTCTTCATTAATACCAAACAATTCAGAAAAACTTTTTCCAACTGCATTTAATATTCCAATAAATGTATCAGTTATAAATAAACCAATGCTTTTTAAACCATTTAAAAATTCCTTTCTTGATATTTCTGCATCAATAACAGTTTGAGAATACTTTGCCGTTTCTTCATTTAAATCCTGAGTAACTTTTATATTTCTTTCAAGTTGCTTTTGTAATTCTGTTTCAGCACCAAATAAATTATCTGTATTATTTAAAACATCTCCAAGGGTTAACACATAAGCCCCAGCGTCTTCACCAGCACCAACAAATAAAGTAGAAATCAGCCTTTGTAAATCAACTGAATTTACACCTGTTTCTTTTATTTCTTTTGTTACAAGTTGCAAAGCTTCACCACTTGTGATGCTTCCGTTTTTTATGTTTTGAAATAAATTGGTTGTAAATTCTTCGCCAAATGCACCTATTAAAGCATCCCTTGAGGAATTACTTTGGTCTCTTACTTGTGTGCCAAATTCCTTTATTGCATCTAAGGCTTTATCTGAAAATACTCCCTTATTTGCTGAATCAATTGAAACGGCTAAAAATTCTTCAATTCCTATCCCAGCAAGTTTAAATTGAGCGGGGTATTCTTTTAACTCTTGTAAAAATTCTCCTTGAGCGTCTGCACCTTTTAAGAATCCAGCCTGAATAGTATCAAATGCTTTTTCAAAAGGTACGCCAAATTCCTTAACCAATACATTGGCTGCAACTGCAACCTCATCCGCACTAACCTTAAATATTTCTCCAATGGTTTGAGCCCTTACTGCAACTTCATCTAAGTTCTCAGCCGCGACGCCAAAGTTTTCAAGTTGTAATTTAAGGTCAAATATTGCTTTTGCTGATTGACTTATATCATCTATTATAGCACTTATTCCACTAAATGCAGTCAATGCTAAACCAATTCCACCAAGTCCAATGTTTGCGACGCCTGTTGTTTTACCAAGTTGTGCAAAGCCACTTGATAAATCACCTACCAATCCCGTAACATTGCCAATAGTTCCACCAAGCTTAGGAAAGAATTGCCCTAATGCCTCGGTATAACCGCCGACGTTCCTTTGAAATTGCCCAACGGTCGCGTCAATTCCCTTTAATCTTTTGTCTAAAGCACCAATGGAAACCAATAAGTCCCGTGCCTCCTGACTTGATTCCTGTTCCGCAGCCGCTAAATCTTTGTACCTATTCCTTTGGTCGTTTAATTCTTTGCTTAACTTTCGATAAGCACCCTGTGACTTGTCAATCCCGACAAGTTCCTCTTTTTTAATTTTTATTTCTTCTTTTATCTCATCATTTACAGCTGATTGAGCCGCTTTTAAAGCAATTAATTGTTTTTCTAATTTTTTTATTTGTTCAACATCCTCAGTTTTTTTTAATTCTGAATTTACTTTTGCAATTACATTTTTTAATTGAGTTGCAGTTTCAATTTGAGATGCTAAACCTTCAATTTCGATTTTAAAACCTATTACCTTTTCTGCCATGATTATCCTTTTGTTACGCCGTTTACAACTACTTCATAATTTGCCCCGTCATAATGGGTATTTACATTTATACCAATGGTTGAACCACTAATTATATATTGAATGGTTGGTATTAACTTTTGCCCGTTCTGGAATACAAGTACATTTGCATTCGTGTTTGATACCTGAGTGATACCTGAGTTAACAGGAAGTACAAGTACATTGGTCATCGAGTTAATAAACGGAGTGTAAGATAATTGAATGTTAACCGTCGCTCCATTTGCTCCCACTAAGCCGCTGCCCGATCCTGTTACCGTTCCCGATTGAGGCGAAGCCCCAGCAAGTGTTATCGTGTTGACAACTTTTGTTAAATCGTTTTCGTTTGGCTTTTCATCATATAATAAAACCGTTTTGGCTGGACTGTTTGACTTTGGGTTATACTCAATGCTTTGAATTATAAAATTTGATGAACCAATGATTCCTTTGCGTCTAAAGGATAGCTGTGTTATATCCTTTGGCTTTAACTTTGCAAACGTCGTGTAAACCTTTCCCAGTTCAATGCGCTTGTAAGTCTGCAAATGAAAGGTCTTAAAAACCCCTTGCATTACGTTTGTAAAATTGGTTACCTCATCGGAAAAGGAAAGATTAAAATCCCCTCCACTCGGGTCATTGTAATTTACCATGAACGCGGCTGGAAAATCAAAAGCACTTGAAGCACTTGATGTGTCATCGTATAACCTTATATATCCATCTAAGCCGTTTCGCCTACCAGCGTAATAAAGCAAACGAGGTGCAAGATTATAATTGGGTTCAGCATCTGTTACCGTGTTATAATCGTCACCAAAGACTAAAGGCATTTGTGCCCCGTAAATTCCACCGCTCGTTATATCGACATCGCTTATGTGAATCGTTTTAGCAAAGAACTTTGTATAAATAAATTCAACGCCGTTGTCAAATCTATCAGTCGGGAAATTGTAACCACCAGAATAAATATTTACCCCTCGTCTTTCCTCTTCCTTATTTGTTGTGTCATCGTCCGTGGCATACGCTAATACCTGACTTGATTTGTATCCGTCTAAGATTTGGAACTCCGAGCCATCAAGGTCACGGGTATTTAAATCGTATTTATCTGTTCCTTTAAAGAAGCCGTCAAAACTTGTAAGGCTTATTGCTCCCGTGGCATCAGCCCGATACCTTATCGTATAATCGTCTTTAGGATACGCGTAAACTTGTTTGCTTTGTACGTTTGTTTCCCATGCAAGGTTAAAAATGGTTGTAAGGTCTGCTATCACATCACGGACGTACCATGTAATAGGAATAACATATTGTAAGTCAAATGTTCTTCCAGCCTCAAAGATTGCTTTGCTTCCTATTATTTCGATTGAGCCGTTTAAATTCATAGTAAAGCCAGGTTGATTATGTATTACAACAAATCGAACCAAATCACCCTCAACCAAATCTGTTATAAATTCAATGCTTACCGAATCGTCAAAATCTGCTTCCTGTGAAAGGTCTTCCCCTTCCTCAAATACACCGTTTATTTCCCAGCCAATTAATAATTCAGATGTTGGGGTAGGAATTAAAAAAGTAATAAGAATATTTAACTCCGCCTTTAAGGTATAGGTTGCCGTTATTGGCACGGTATAAACCCCGCTTACATAATTTCCACCCGTGTCAAAATTAGGTGACGTTGTTTCATCTGTAAAGGTGATAAGAACAGGGGAAGGAGTAAAATCGTTAAACACTCCAGGACTTGGAATGGATGCCCTAAGATTTACAAAGTTCTTTAGATAATCCGCGCCAAGTTCTAAACCCATTGGAATAATTAAACGGTTAAACGGGTCGGTCTTAAAAATACTGTTTAACTGATAACCTCTATTTAAAAATGCCTTTTCCAATACTTGCCAAACAAAAATGGCTGGTGTCATTTCATTATTTACAATGAATGTTTCATTTTCCCACGCCTTCCATTTCATCAAGATGTAGCAATGTTCCGAGGTCAACGGGTCGTAATTGGTTTTTATATTTGCCGTATTTATTTCTATATCGTCCCAACCCAAATCACGAACCAATATATTACCCACGTCTGCAAACCAATCCGCATTGTTTCCAATCAATGATACTTTGAAATTGGATGCAACAAAACCAGAATTGATTGCCTGTAAATCTGCTCCCTCTAATCTTGCTTTTCCTGTGAGAATTGGCACGCCATCCGCTTCAAGTCTTGCTGATAATAATTTATAAGCATTGGTTACAATCGCCCCAGCGTCGGTTATGTTTTGAAATATATTTACATTTGTCTTTGTCGCTGGAAGGGTGACGTTCCTTTTGGAATGCGCACCCGATATATTACCAAGTTCAATGTTTTCTATTGAATAATCAATCGTAACATTTACCTGGTCTTGGTTTAAATCTACTTCTTGCCCGCCTATAAATAATTTTATCATAACTGGGCGGTTGGTTTATTAGGGTATGTGATTTCAAAGTTTACCTCAATATCAGTTGCCCTGTTGTTGTCCGTCAATGTTTCAGCGTTTGAAATTGTAACATTGACATACTTCCCATTCTCAATGATGTACACCTCAGGCGAATAAAACATTGAGGCAATGTAAACCGCGTCTTCGTGCGGTATATTACATTTAACTTGCTTTCTTTTGTTTACCCTTTGATTTGTCTTGATGATTGTTTTGTCAAAACTGTTTGCCCTTGGACTTGCTGCCACGTTCCACGGCTGCGATATGTTGATTATATCCGCATTGGCATTTTGTAGGTCGATTATTAAACCACGGAACTGGTAACTTTCTGCGCCTCCATATTTCCCGAACCAATGTAAGTCAATGTTATCGTTGCAATTTGGCTCAAGGAAAATTTCAATACTTTCTGAATGCTGCGTATAACTTCCATCGTAATACCCAACCGATACGGAATAATAGTTGTACGCACTTGATGACGCTGGAAAATTACCCATGTGAAAGACTGCCGAACTTCCAAAGACATTAGCCGCACCAACTGACAAAGAATATAAATCGTTTGAAGCTGAGGACACAACAAAGTCAACAATAGTCTCCGCGCTTGAACCAGCCTTTGTATAAAATTGAAACCTTCCAGCGTTTACCCCTTTGCCAACAAATGAAAGAAATATATTTCCATCATCATTGCATCGCCTGTCTTGGTTGTTCGTGGTAAGGAATCTAAAAGGACTTGCCGACGGTTGATAAAAGTCACTTAGATTAAAGTCGTTATCGTCCCCGTAAAACTGGGAAGGAATAACAAACGCCGTGCTACTTGTTTGGCTTGCGGTTGACGTTATAAGGAATCCCGCACTTGATACCGTTTGGTTCTTTGCCACCGTGTAAACGGACTTTATTACATCCGTGTTATTTGTCAGGGAATAAGTATCAAGCGTTCCAAAGAAACTTGTCTTTGTCCCTGTCACGGGTGCAACGTCTGAGTAAAGGAAAGATTGAACATTGGTATCAAAGACCGCGCTGCTTCCACTTGTACCCGTTTGAGCCGCTAAAAAAGAACCCGCAAGGCTGCCACCAACATAAACGTCTATTTGTTGCTGAACAACCGCCGAAGGCTCAAGGCTGCGATAAGATACAGGATAAAGAAGGCTTGATAATGTGTCTGGGTTTATCGTGTAACTCATCTGTTAAGAATTGATTTGTAATAACTTTCAATCGTTGCCTCCACGCTAAAGGTGATGGCATTCTCAATTAACTCAGTAAACTTTGGACTATTCTTTTCCAACGCTATTTCTATAAAACCCGTCCTTCTCCCTGTCTTTGAATGCTTGATAACACTATTTTTCGTTGGCATTCCTTCTAATTTATGCTTTGATGCAATCGCAAAAGCAATTCCCTTCGCCTCTTTATCACTTTTACCCATTCGTCGTTTAACGTAATCAATTAAGCCATCAATGTACTTACTTGTTTTCCTTCCGCTGCCTGGGTAATATGGTATCTTGTTTGAAGGCACACCTTCATTATTTATTGCCATGTAATCAGGAACAAGCCCCTCAATGACAAGCGTATTGATTTCAAACTTTACAACCGTTTCCATTTGTTTAACCGCTGAGCCTGACAACTCATGCCCCTGTGCCCTCCATTCCATCGCAATGACCTCAATGGCTAAGGCGCTTATATCGTCCGCAAGTTTTTGTAAACCTTCTAACATTCGCTTTTAATTGAAATATTAAAAGTAGCCTGTACGGTTATCAACCTTTGAATTGAGGTAAAGGAATCCAAAACAAGATTTACTTGGTCTGGAATGCTATTGGTTGTTTTCGTTGTTCCCAGTTCCAAAATAAACCTTTCGGCAAAGGCAATAAGGTTTGACCACTTTGTTATCTGCAAAGTTGTATCAACGTCCCCGTTTTCATCGTAGCCTAAAAGGTCATCAAAAAACAAAGTCACTTGATAGGTGTCCCTTCGAGTGACTGGATTGTTTGTTAAGGTTGGCACAGCAAAGAATACCCTTGGGAATATGTTTGTATTATTTTCGCCTTCTTCCGTATATATTTGAGAACGGACGCGGTCTGATGCCCAACCGAAAGAGAAGCCGTTTAACCCTGCGACGGCGTCGGTGGCTGCTTCGAATATATTTGCTAATTGTACTAAACTCATTTTTTGCTTTTAGATATATCATCGATTACCTTTTCTTCTGCCGCTTTGCTCGCAAGGTATTGAAACACTTGATACAATTTTGCTTTTTCTGCTGATTCCATAGGTGTAAATCCTGTTAAATTAAACAATCCAGACTCCGCCACTTTCTTTATTGTCAAGTACCAACCATATTTTTCATTGAGCCTTTCACTTGCTAATTGAGATTTTCCATCGCCCTTTGCAACATAGAGGTCTGCAAATCTAAGGTATATCTCTCGCTTAACTTGGTCAAAAAAAAAGCAACCTCATAGGATGTCTGCAAGGACATTTGTAAAAAGTCGACCTTGTTTTGCTCAAAGAGTTCGTCTGAATAATCTTCGCCCAATGGTTTTAATAATACCGCCATGATGTTTAACAATCCCTGAGGGTCACCGTTTTTCACTTGGTTCATCGCCTTGTCATACTGAGCCGCCATAGTAAATTCAAGGAGTGTTGACTTTTCCATTAACCTTTCTGGAAGGGTGTAAACCTTGCCGTTAAAATCGTACAGTTGCTTATATTTTGTTTCGGCTGGTGTGTTAATGGCGTTCATTATCTTACTGTAAATGAATAAAAGGTATTTTAATTCTAAGCTATCTGCCACCTTGCCAAAGCAAGCATCAAGGGGAATGCCTGTAAAGTAGTTTACCACCTTTGCCATGTACGGGTATCTTTCCTTTGCCTCCCAGACCTCGTCCATGATTTCAAGGCGTGATTCAAGTTCTTTATCAAGCGTATTCCATTGTTCAATCAAAGGTGGAAGGAAACGTCGTACATTATCCTTTACCTCCTGTTCTTGTAATATTTTACCTAAGTCGTAAACAACGTCTATTTGCTCAGCATTTTTTGTATAAACTTTCAACTTCTTTGCATACGGTAAAATCTTTTTATAAACCGCGTCCCGTTCATTCATGTATTGAATCGCTTCAAGTTCAACCTTTGGATGCTCAGGCAAAAGAAACTTTGCAAAGTAGATATATTGCTCCAAAGTTATATCCGCAGCCGTTTCGGGGTAATTGTACTTGATGGCTTTGTTTCCGATGTTAAATATTACCATTATCTTTTCCTTGCTTTTTTGGTTATCACGGGAATATTATCAGCCAATAAATCGCCATTGGTTTCCTTTGTTGTTGGCACGAAAGGAACTGGTTCTGCTTTGGCATGGCTAACAATCGGAAGACTGGGCGGTCGTGACCATTCCCGTTTGATTCCATTCCCTGTTAGCTTCACGGCTTTTTCAAGGTGTCCACGCATTTGTAATAATCTTTTGCGTTGCATTGGCTTATCAATGATTTCCTGCGTAATCTTTGCGATTAAGTCAATGATGATTAACGCTTTTTCTTTATCTGTCATATTTCTTTATTTTAATTAAATGCAAGTAAATCGCTGCCTTGTAATAAACGCATACAGCAATATTTTGTCGCGTCAATTCCATGATTATCAGCGTCTAAGGGCGTGGAAGATTTGCGGTCGTTCCAAATGTAATTCCTTAATTCATGCTTTAGATTATACGACTCAGGTGTTACAACAATGGTATAATCCAGCATCTTTTTTATTCCTTCCACGATTGAACCAGCCCCTTTGTCTGCCTTTTGCACATTCAATCCTCTTTGCTGCAAAGCTTCAATCAAACGTGGTTCACTTGTGTCCGCGATTACCATAGCGTTGGGCTCAACGTAATGGTTCATTTGCTCAATGACTTGCTCATAAGAAAGCGACTGTTTATAAATCATTTCCTCAACGTATATTTTCTTTGCACCTTTGTCAACTGCAACCTTAACCAATGCCAAAGGATCGGGGTAGAAGCCGAAGTCAAGCCCGTAACCAAACGGAAGGCTAACATCGAACTCCCCCTCAATCCAATTATCAAATATCACCCCTTGTTTCTTATCCAGCCATTTGCCTAAAAACCTGTGCGCGTATGCCTCAGGGTATTGGCTTTTTATTTGTTCAATCTTATTTAAGTAATCCTTGCTTAGGTTGTGGTAATTATCAAAGTACGTTGTATGTATGTGCGTTATATCGGGGTGTGTACTTATCGGTATCATTTGCCCGTCAATGGTTTCCATGCGATGCGACTTTTCAAACCACCTCTTCCAAATCCAATGTTCAACGTCTTGCGGGTTCATCACCAGGATAACAATGTTAGGGGTGTCAGGCATACGAATTGATTCGTCAATGGTATCAAAATCCTTTTCGCTTACAAACTCTTCAGCCTCATCAACGATAAAAACATTTAACGCTGGTATTGACTTTAACTTTGCCGTTTGATTTCCAGAACTTGTTTTAATGCCTGAAAATATTATTTCACTCCCTGTAACCTTGTGGCTTATTTGCGCGTTTGTCATTTGAAATTCATCACCCACGCCAAGCAAATCAATCTTTTCACGGAACTCAGGAATAACGGAAATGTTAGCAGACGATAAGGTGTAACGGGTATAAAGCATTTTCCAACCCTTGTTGGCAAGGAGCATATTACAAGCCCAAAGCCCCACGGTAAATGACTTAGCCGAACCACGCCCCCCAGTGATGAGGAAGTAACGGGTTCGAGGTTGCCAAAGGGCTTCGTACTTTTCACTTACCTTTATCTGCATCCTTTGTAAATATTATTAAATATAATCATCGTAAATGCAAATACAATCTGCATTATGATTTCCATAATTTTCATAAATTACTATGTTTCCATACTTTTTAACAAATTGATGTAATTCTTCAATTGTATTTATTTCAATACTCCATTGAATTACATCTTCCATTTGTCTTATTATATTTCCATCTAAAGTTGTAGTGTGATTTAATCCTTTTGAACGCCATAAACCTAACTTAGGACTATAATGTTCGTCAAAATATTCCTCAGTACAAGAACGTTCTTGCCAATTTTCAAAAGGTCTTAAAACGGCTTCTTCGCAAGGAGATTTTTCATTATACTCACTTGCTCTTTTAAGTATGTATATCATTTTGTCTCTTCTTTATCCTTTGTAAAAATTATCGTTGGCACGGTGACCTTTTCCCCTTGCGTCGTTATGTCAATGTTCTGCTTAGGCTTTCCCCATCCACGGTCTAAAAGGATTTGCGCCGCCTTGATATCGCCTTTCAATGCCTGTTCCCTTAGCTTCATGATGATGGCTTCCCCTGCACTAATGCCGTCTTTTTCAGCTCCTAACACATTTGCCATAATCAAGTCAAGGGCAGGGAGCTTCTTAGGGCGTCCGCCTGCTCCTGTTCCTCCATTTCTAAGTTTACCGCCATTTCTTCCTTCTCTCATTTACGATGTTTTACGAAGTTTTTAACTCCACGCCATTACGCTTGATAATCAATGATGAATCAAGTTTGCGCATCCTGTCAATGATGACTTGACAATACTTTCTTTTTCCTTTGTCCAATATTCCTTCCGTGAACTTTGCTATGGCATTCAACACATAGCGTAATTCCATTATCAATATTAAATCTTTTGCTTTCATCTTTTGCCCATTCAATAATGTGGTGAGCGTGTAAGTATGTTTTTTCATTACAATGTTGGCAAGTGTAGTTATCTCTTTTAAAAACCAGCTTACGCCATTCTTTAATTTTAGTTCCAAATCTTGCCCTATCTCTTTCAAGTGATTTACCATCAATCCATTTTGGTGCTTTATCTCCAACCATTGCTGAATGACTACACTGACGAGAACAATATTTTTTGCCGTGATAACTTGTAATTGGTTTTTTGCAATGTTCACAATCATTTAATTTTCTTCTTTTATTCCAACATTCTTTTGAGCAATACTTTGATGCTTCTGCCCTGTTTGCTCTTATGTAATATTCTTTATTGCAAATAGTACATTTTTTATCTATTCCGTTCTTTACACTCATAAAACAAAGATACGAAATAATGTCAAGTTAAACTAATTTATCTAACCATTTTTGAGTTTCATCAACTCCGTTCCTTTTAATAGTAAGCGTTTTGTCTAACTTAATCATACGATTTACGATTACTTCTACATACTTGCAATCTAATTCCATGCCATAACACTTGCGTTTAAGTTGGTGCGCGGCTACCATGGTTGAACCGCTGCCGAGGAACGGGTCATATATATCCCCATCGTGATTTAAAATAGGTTTAGACATACATTCAATTGGTTTTTGTGTACTGTGACCCGTTTCGTTTTTTTGTTGTTTTGCTATTTCC